ATGAACCGCAACGCCCTTTTCCTACTCCTGGCCCTGCTGCTTTTGCCCCTCCGCACGTTTGCAGCAGGAGGCATTGTTGTCGATCCTGGAAAGCCGATTTATCCGCCTTTTCAAACAACCGACAACATAATCGGCCAAACAACGGTTTTCAATCTGACGCCCGCCTCAATCCTGGTAGCTCAGACAGATGACCCGACAGAACAAGCGGGCGTTGCGGCCTTTAACTACTTCTTCACGATCCAGCTTTTTGTCGGCCTCTGTGCCGCCTGGGTCAGAATGACACTTTCCATCATCAAGAAAGAGGTTCTTTGATGCAAAGCCCTTTTCTCAATTTCGTCACAACAAAACTCGCCGACGCATTGAGCGTCCCGACGGTCATTGGCGCGGCTGGCCTGGTTGTCGCAGCCTTGTGCGGTATCTGGGCCGTTAGACAGTCGCTTGGCTTGGTAGAGCCAAAAGACAAACACGGCTACACCAAGCGCCAATGGGAAAGGAACTTCCGCGAAATGCAAAGAGAAAGGAGAAAGGAGCAATATTTACGATGGAAGTCAAAACAGAGGTAACACATGGACCCCCAAACCCTAATCGCGCTGTTCGCGCTCAGCGGCATTGTCTCCGGAGCTTTGATTGCCTGGGCGCTTGTAGCATAAAACCCCGCGAAATGCGGGAAACTTAAAAAACCTTTTCCTTAAATGAGGAACGACCATGACTGATTTTCTCTCTGGCTTTACCCTGGACACCACCACCTTTATGGCCGCTGCTGGTATCCTGGCAACCGCATACGGCGCAATTTGGGCCGTTAAGCGCGTCATCGCCCTGATCCGCGGATAATTGCAACAGGGCTGCACCATGAAAAGGGTCAGAACTCTATTTATAGGGCTTCTGGCCCTTTTTGTTTTTCCTTCCCTCTCCCTCGCTGGCTGGCCGGGGGAGTGCAATATGGTTATTTATGAAATTTTTAGTTATTACAATAACGGAGTTGTTTATCCCTGCTCGACCCCTACGGAATGCCCGCTTAGACATGTTGATTGGAATTTCAACTATCAAACCGGGCAACTAGAAGATGTTCACTCCCCATACATAGGCCCGACCCGCCTTGTTATTTATCGTGTTGTTTCTATTTATTTTGAAAATGGTCGGTGGGCTCCTTGGTGGACAGGTTTAATTTCTGGCAACGAACAGGAGCCTCCCCCGTTTAAATTGCATAGCACAAGCGATTTAAGCGATTTGCCTCTTTCTTGTCCCGCCTGTGACACTGCCGATGATGACAACGACGGCGTGTGCAATAGCTGCGATAAACTCCCCGGCCAAAGAGACCCTGACGACTGTGAAGTTGCTTATGCATCGCTTAAAGATGGCACGCCAGCTTTTGCGGTTATAGATGAGGGCTGCAAGTACACGGACAGCGGCAACTCCGATTCTTTGCAAGATTATCGAAATTCTGCGGCGTACAACCCTGACGGCACGTCCAAGGGTACGCTCTACTACAACATTTCAAAGGGTAAAAGGTTCAGACCGAAAACATGCAACAAAAATTCCGTTCCTAACGACGAAGGCAAATGCGCCTGCACTTATCCCCCCGGTGGCTCTCTTGATGGTTTTTCACCGCCTTCTAAGGTTTCCCCTGAGACGCTGAAAAAAATTGAAGACCTGAAAAAGAATGATGAAAACCACGGTTTCGACACCTGCGCCGACCAAACAAATTATTGCGAGGGTCAATGTGCTTACAAGGGCGGTGTGAAGTCTTCGAACTGTAGAAAAGACCCCTCAACAGGTGCCGTCACAAGTACATGCACTTGCAATGACGATTCAAGCATCGGCATTAATAAGCCTTCCGATTCAGGAACAGGGCAACCGGGTGGCACCTCCGGCATTACCAACCCAGACCTTAAAAATGTCACCGATAGTGTCAACGGCGCGATTAACAACGTTAATAATTCGGTTAACAATCTCGGCGGCAAAATCGACGCAATGGGCGCGGCCATCAACGGTGCCGCGTCAGCCATCAGCGGCGTTGGTGACAAGCTCGACGGTATAGGCAACAAACTCGACGGCGTAGCTGGTAAATTTGACGGCGTAGGTAGCAAGCTCGAAGGCGCGGCCGACAAACTTGAAAGCGCTGCTGACAAACTCGGTCAAGGTTTTGTCGCCTCCGGCTCCGGCACCCTGCCCAACGCGAACGAGTACGATTCCAAGCCCGACGACGTTGAAGAGGACAAGCTCTCGGACGCCATCGGCGACTTTATAAGCTCCGGCGTTCCGCTCATGTCCTATTTCAAGGGAACGCAAATTCAGGTTGACTCCTCTGTCCCCACCCTCTCGTTTGACTTTTTTGGCCGCCCCGTAAACATCGATTTTTCTGGTTTCGAGGATGTGTTGCATTTCATGGGCCTTGTCCTCGTTGCCTGTTCAACTGTTCTTGCTTTCTTCATCATCGTTCGTCGGAGTAAATGAAATGCCTCTTGTCCTGACTGCCCTTTTCGGCTGGCTCTCTTCGCTCCTGGGCCGATTCTTCAGCGATACCCTGCTGAAGTTTGTCGCCTACAAGCTTCTTTTCTTTACGCTGATCACGGTAACTGTCCCAATCGTTGCGAAAAATCTTATTACTTGGCTCTTTAAGACGCTTTCTCAGGTTGCATCGACGCATATACATGCTGACGGAATCCAGGCAACCGTTCTTCACCTTTCCGGTGTCGCCGGTTACTTGGCTTCCCATTTGATGCTTTCTGATTGCCTGTCAATCATCATCACGGCAATCACGATTCGCTTTGCTTTAAACTTCATTCCGTTCGTGGGTTGATCAATGGCAATTCGCATCATCGAGGGTGTTCCCGGCTCCGGCAAAAGTTATTATGCCGTAAAACACCTTGCTGATAAATACTTTCAAAAGCAATCTGACGGTCGATATGAGCTTGTCAGGCCGTGTACGATCATCACCAACATTGACGATTTTCAGCCGGACCATATACAACTCAAGCCCCTTGTAAAAGAAGTTGGCGGCATCAAGGTCTTTTTTGAAGAATATTTCCAGAAAGCTCTAACCGATTGCTTGGGCGGCCAGATCGTTTACATCATCGACGAGGCGCAGAAGTGGTTCCGCAAGGGCGCCCGTGACCTCGACAGCGTTTTTTCCTATTTTGAATATCACCGGCATTTCGGGCATGACATCTATCTGATCACGCAGAACTCCAAGAAGCTCCCTTACGACATTGCCTGTCTGACTGAATATACCATCGTTGCCGCTCCTCGGACCCGCTCGGTTATCGGCGAGTTCAAATATAAATGGATTTCTGACGGCGACATAATCAAACGGGAAGGTCTCAAGCCGGACAATGGGGTTTTTGCCCTTTACAAGTCAATGGACCTGAAGGAGTCCGAGAAGATCAAGAACCCAGTCATGCGGACTGTGGGCCTTGTCGTTGCTTTCTCTCTCGTTGTTGGCCTTTGCTTCGCCTTCTACCTGAAACACAAATTTTTTGGTGGGCTTTCAAAGCCGGTTTCCGCGCCTTCCTCCTCTGCCGCTTCCACGTCCTCGGCCCCTCCCGGATCGTCTCAAAAAAGCCCGAAGGCTCCGGCATCGGATCAGAAACCGGAACCCGTTTCTGTTCCGGTATCTGTCGTCACCGAATGGCGTTCTGACATGCTTGCCGACCGCAAGCTTGAGTTTGTGGTTTTCATGGATGTTGTCTATCCGAAAAGCGTCTTTCCTCACCGCGTCCGCCGTCTCATGGGCCAATGGTTCGCCGATGTTCCCCCGGATGTCGCCAAGCAATACCAGGAATACAGCGCGCGCGCTGCCGGTGCGCCGGAGCACGCAAGCGACAACGGAGCGGCGGCGCAGGGCGGGCCGGCCCTCGTATCAACCTCAACCTCGGAGCCTGCCGACCATGAACCGAGACGACGAGCTATCCCGTAAATATAAAGATCCACACTACCAACCGCCAAAGTATCGACCGCCTCGGGCCGGCCCGCGAGACCCGCTTGTTCTCTCTCCGGCCGATAAAGAGTGCTACTGGAAAAGTCTGCTGAGTGACCCGTTATGCCGAAATCCAAAAAATCGCCCGCTGCCCCCGAAGAGTTAAAGGTTGTTCGTATGCCGAAACCTCGGCGCAAGAGAAAGCGCTACAGTCCGACCCTCGAACTGTTCCCCGGTTTCGAGTCTCACCCCCCGAAATGCTTTTTTGAGGAATAGCCATGCAAACCTCCGTCTCTCCCTCGCCGAAAACCCGCCGTCGCCCCTCTCGCCCGGCTGCCCCCGCTACAACTTCCGCCGCTCCAGCGGCGGCACGGTCGCAAGCCCGAATAACATGCGACCCTCAAGTAGTCAAAACCGCCCTGAAGCGTGTGCATAGGGGGGTTGACTTCTTGAAGGTTAACTATTGGATTTCTTGGGAGTCTCCCGATTTTTTGCAAATTATGAAGTTCATGAAGGGCAACCTTCAGGATACCGAAGATCAGCAGGTCGCCTGCTTTCGATCAAAGGGCCTTGAATGGAACCTACAGCGTACCGGGACAAACAAGTTTTCGTATATCCTCAAGGCTGGCGACGTGACTTTGCTTTTTTCTCCCCGCGAGCCGAAAGGCAACATGCCCAATTTTCGCGTGGAAATCGGGTCTCTTACTTCGCAAACCCAACTTTTCCAAACCCTGAACGACATAAAGCACTGGCTTGAACGTCACGAAGCGGAATTCCTTAAAGAGAGAGTCGCAGAGGTCCACCTGGCTGCTGATTTTATCGGCGTGGACATTAAAACCCTGGATGTCGAAAATCAGGAAAAGTGGATTCATCGGAGCCACCTTTTCAACCCGCATTATGAGCATAAAAAGTTGACCGGCGTCTCGATCGGCAAGGGCGATTTCGCCCTGCGCATCTATGACAAGGTTGTTGAGCTTAAACGATTCGAGAACAAGCAACAGGTTTTCCGCGACCTCTGGCAAGTTCAAACCTTCGACGAACACCCCGTTACTCGCGTAGAGTACCAACTCCGCCGCCCCGTCCTCAAACAGTTCAACCACCTTGAATTTTGCAATGGCGTTGACACGGTAAAGCAGTTGCTTTTCTCTCTCCGCGCCCTTTGGAAATACTGCACAACCGATTGGTGTCGGTTCTCCGCCCTGGTCGTTGATCGCGCTAACAAAAACCAACAGCGGGCTTTCAATTCCGAGTTTTGGGAAATCGTTTCCTGCGTCGCTTGGTCCGGCCTTGAAAAGCTCCGCCGCGAAAAGCCAATCAAACACAAAGATATTGACTCGCTCAGAAAACAGGTTCGCGGTATTTGTATGTCAATCGCTGCTTTTTTTGTCCACGATCCCGAACAGATAGACGAAATAGTAAGTCTTTCGCAAGCGCACATTGAGCGAGACTTGCGCGATTTGTACGAAAACCGGCCCGACTTCATCCGGCGCATGGACAAAAAGCGCAATGAGGTCTTGCTTGATACGGTGCCTTTCTGA